ACATTATACAATAGAAATGATTGCTAGTAGAGTTAAACTTCTAATTCATAAATAAATTATAAAATGAGTTGTAATAATTGTTATAATGGCTGTGTAGAAACCACGTCCGATAAATGTGTAAGATATACAGGAAATGATGTCTCACAACTATCTATAGAAACTAATGATAGCCTGTTTGTTGTTGAACAAGCATTAATCACTGCTGTAGTTTCTTTTCTTAATGGAACAGGAATAAAAATCACAGTCACCCCATCAGCATATTGTGCTCTTGTTACAGGCTATTTACCTGTAAGTCCTACAGTCACTACACCAACAGCTGTACAGCTATTCGAAGCTCTTGTGAAAGCAGCATGTAGTTTACAAACTCAAGTGACAGCAATTGATGCTACACTCACCACTCTTAATGCAGACTATACAATAGGATGCCTAACTGGTGTAACAGCTAGTTCTGATACACACGCTATTGTTCAAGCTGTCATCACTAAGCTTTGTCAATTAGGTGTAGACCTTGCAGCCCTTGCTCTTGATGTTAGTACAAACTATGTTAAGATATCTAATATCAACACATACATAGCTGCATATTTAGCAGGCATTGCTCCTAGTACAAACAACTATACAAAGATGGTTCCGTATGTTGCTTATGAGTATTATGGATCACTGACAGGATTTAATTCATCTGGTGTAGGCTCTGGTGTTTGGACAAAGGTTTATTTATGCAATGGTTTAAATGGCACTCCTGATAAAAGAGGAAGAGTTGCTGTAGGTGCTATAGTTAACATGGGAACAAATGTTCTTAATGCTGCTGTAGATCCTGTTATCGATCCTATATACAATCCTAATTACACAGTTAATCAAATTCTTGGATCAAACAGTGTCACTCTTTTGTCTACACAAATACCAGTACATACACACGTTGCCACTGTTACAGATGACCACTTCCATTATCAATACACTAGTGCTGTAAGCACAACAGATATTGCTGTAAGTTCATCTAGTCAAGTTGCAAGAGCTCTTAATTTAAGTCCTTCTTCTAATTTAGAATACAACATGAATGCTAGTCCGTTCCCTTCTACACTTGGTAAATCTGGTGGAACTCAAGGAACAATTAGTGTTAGTAATGCAAATGCAGGTAGTGGAGCAGCTCATGATAACAAACAACCTGTCATTGCTGCATATTACATAATGTACATACCTTAAACTATAAATATATGTCTTGTTTACCTGGAATGCCTTGTTACGATAACACTACAGTGACTGTATACACCACCTATCCTTCAGGTTGTACACCTCCTCTATTCTTAGGATATCCTGTAGGATCTGATTATACATCATACACAGGAGCAAATCTTCCTAACACAGGGATATTAAATAATGATTTTCTCACTACAGCTTTTCAAAAGATAGATAACAAACTAGATCCTACAGATCTTGTTACCAAGATGATAGCTGAGCTGACAATCAATCCAGCACTAAGAACACTCTTCTGTAATCTTGTAAATAACTGTTGATAATACTAAAAACTCTGATTTGTTGGTTTTTCAGAGTTTCCCCTGATGTTTCTACATTGGGGGTTTTTAATTATATGCGTTAACCTATATAATCAGTCTAGTTAAAATAATTTGGAATATACAAAAAATATTCCATATCTTTATGATAATTTACATAAATTTTTACAAATGGCTGATAACCAATCGCTATTATCGCAACTACAACAATTGCTAAGTTGGAAAAAGAGTAAAAAGTTCTACGCTGAAAAACTAGATATTACAGAAGCAGAAGTGGATGAACTCTTAAAAGAAATCAAAGCACAGCAATCAGTTCAAGTGGAAACTGTTAATTACATAAATGAGCTTGAAGAAGCCATTATTAAATATACAGAAGATATTTCTAAAGGAACAGGAGAGATTGTTTTCAATTCTCCTGACGAAATCAAATCTTTAGATGAGCTTATAGTTAAATCAAAGATTGATACGAATAAGTGGGAAATAACTAAATATGTTCAGAACTACTGGGGAAACAGTGGTACACCTCATTGGCAGGTTAAAGCTTGGATGAGTAAGAGATCCACTGAGCAGTTGTTTCAAGACTCATTTGTTGAGTTTCTAAAGGAATACAAACCTACAGCCAAAGATGTTGATAGTCCTAATTATGATGGTAAGAAGTCTCCAGGATGCATAATCATCAATAAGCAAGACTCCCATTTAAACAAGTTTGACATAGATGGTGATAACAATGTGTATGATAGATTTGATAACATCTACAATAAAGTGGAGGTTATTGTAAATCAAGCTAGTTTATCAAACTATATTGAAACAATATTCTATGTTATAGGTTCTGATGAATTCAATAGTGAATTTACAGGAACTACAACCAAAGGAACTCCTCAACAGAACATAGATACATATCACAACTCTTTTGAAAGTATATGTGAGCATGAGATAAAGATGATTATAATGCTTCTTCAGAAGACAGATAATTTACAAGTTGTCTATGTGGCTGGAAATCATGATGAGTTTGTAGGATGGCATATGATCACTTGGTTAGCTGCTTATTTTAGAGATATATCTAGAGTGAGATTTGACTGCTCTCCTAAGTATAGAAAGTATGTAAGTTATGGAGAAACAGCAATGATGTTTAATCATGGTGATGCTATGAAGCCTGCAAAGCTTGCTAGTATATTTCCAATAGAATACAGACATAAGTGGTCAGCTCATAAAAACTTCTACATATTCACTGGGGACAAGCATCATGAAATAAGCATTGACTTTGGTGGAATTAAGTTTTATCAAATACCTGCCTTCTCAAATGCTAAGAGTTCTTGGGATGAAAAGAATGGTTACACAAGCGTAAGAGCTGAAGTTACAGGATTCCTCATAGATTATGAAGAAGGAATGACAAATATATTCAAACAATATTTATAATGTCAACATTAAGAAAATTAGTCTCAGATGTACGTAGCATGCACAAACTATTATCAACTGATAGTTTAATAACAGATCGTGCAATAGCTTCTGAGATTAAAAACAATTCACTACTTCTTATTAAAAGAGAAACTAACCTCAGAAAGCTCTGGGCAACAGACACTCTTTTCACTACAATCCCATGTCTTGAAATGGTACAAGTGCCTATTTCAGAATGTTGTGATTATGTAGATCCTTGTTCTATAGGAAGAAGCAGATTTAAACTTCCACGCATAGCTGAAGGAAATTATCAATACATCATTCAAGGTGTTTATTCAATAAACGCAATGAGTGGTCAAGGAAAGAAACTTAAAGAGATTACAGTGAACCGATACATAAATCTCTTAAAACTTCCTATTATAAAGAATGAAGAATACTATTGGATACAGAATGAATATTTGTATGTAAACAATCCGTATTTAAGAGCAATTAGAATATCTGCATTGTTTGAGAACGATGTTCCAAATGATCTTCTTTAACCAGAATGCTGTTGTGGTGAAGATATCATCATCGATGACTATTGTAAGAACCCTCTTGATAAGCCATACGCTGTTCCTGGTTATCTTCAATCACAAGTGTTAGAGCTTACTACCAAAAAGCTTCTATCTACATATTTCTCAATTAAAACAGACATTGCAGATGATGGGCTTGATGGACAAGCACCTAATGTTAAACCAACTAGTTAATGAGGACAAAGATTGATTGGAGGTCAGCAAGTAAAGAAAACTATAAAAACTTTTGTAAAAAGAATCCAGAGGTGCAACTAAGCTTTGACCAATGGAAAAACATCATATACACATTTAACGAATCTTTTAGAAACTACATTCTTGAAACAGGTAAAAAAGAAAAGCTCCCTTATGGATTTGGGGAGTTTTCTATTAAGAAGAAGAAGAGAAGAAAAAAGAAAGGATTAAGTGATGAATTTATAAACCTTCCTATAGATTGGCAAAAGACTAAAGAAAAAGGAAAGGTGATATATAATTTTAATTATCACACAGAGGGATATTTCTTTGGGTGGATTTGGTTTAAAGAATCTGCAAGATTAAAAGGAACCAGTTTCTGGTATTTCAAACCATCAAGAGTTACATCAAGAATGCTTGCTCATTACATAAAAACTGATGAGAAGTATCAACATATTTACTGTGAATATAAATTATAAATAAATGAGTTATTATTATAAATATGAATTCGTCAGTCCTGAACCTGTTTATTCCACTATTAAAGAGGAATTAAAGAGCTATTTTGACACTGGTGCAATTGATGACCTAATGTTCCCTACATATCTAGACAAGTGTCTGAAGAAGCTAGGAAGGTCATCATACGTGATTCAAGAAACCTATCTTGATGTATGTGATTTCGAAGCAAGACTTCCAGATAACTTCTTTGCTGTACGTGAGGCATGGATGTGTACATCTGTAGATGCACGACCATATCAATCAGCTAATTCATTTTATTCTCAAGCTGAATCACAAACAACTATACAAGTGAGTCCTGTAATATCTAATCAAACTCCTTGTACAAATGATGGATGTTCAGATCCTGGATGCGATGGTCTATCATGCATGCCTTTATTGATTCAAGCTGTATACAAGACAAACAATTCAGTTAATCGTTCTGTACAAAGACAATACTTGCTTAAACCAGGAAACATTTCTGTAAAAGCTCATTGTACATTAGATTGTGCAAACATAGGAAGTTCAGCTGATGATAGTTTTGATATTAGGGATAATAAGTTTGTTACTAATTTCAGAAATGGAACAGTGCATTTAGTGTTCTATTGTTATGAATACGATACAATTGGTAACCAAATGATTCCAGATAACTATCGTATTAGAGAGTTTGTTGAAGCATTCATTAAATATAAAATGTTTGAATTGCTTGTTAATCAAATCAATGATGAAACATTCAATCAACTTCAACAGAAGCTTGTATATTACAAACAAGCACATGATGAAGCATTTATTATGGCAGACATCGAGATAAAAAAACAAACCCCTTGGGATAAACAGAGAAGGATCAAAAATGATCTGAACAGGTTCAACATGTACGAATTACCAAACAGAACTAACAGATATGGCTGGAGAAGAAACAACTAGTAACATTAGGTTGGAGCAAGCTATTGGTAGAATAGGACTTGACATGGATTCATCTTTAAATCAGATTGAACCAGGAAAGCTTTCTTATGCCCTTAACGCTGCTCTAGAAAACTTTGATGCTAATACTGTTAACTATCAAAACGATGCCTCTAATGAGCTTTGTTTGAACTTTCCTAAAGACTTCCATCTTATAGGAGAACATTTTATTAATGAAGAAAACAAACATATATTCTTTTTAACAAATCCTACAACAGGAGAGTCTGAAATAGGATATATGGAGAATAATGATTGCACCTATCACACGTACGTGAGTGGAGCATGTCTTAATTTTAATATTGACAATCCTATACATAAAGCTGTACATAAGATTACAAATTGTGCTACAGAAATTTATTGGACAGATGGTTTAAATTCACGTAGATATTTAAATCTTACAGATCCAAACAGTTGGAAAAAGATTGAACCTGGAACAGTTGTTTGTGACAATCAATATCTTGATGAACTAGACTGTAATAAAATAAACGTACAACCTGATTTTGCTATTCCTCAATTAGCTGTTAAAGAAATAGTTAATATAGGAAGTCTTACAGCAGGAACATATCAATTTGCTATTCAATATTCAAATGCATCAGGTGATGGGTACACATCGTATTATTCTGTAACAAACCCTACACCAATCTTTGATCAAAAGATTGTAACACCTGATTTCAACTATCCTGTAGGAAAAGCAATTGTTATCAACATCAGTAACATAGATGTTACAGGATATTTTCAACATTTCAATCTTGCTGTAATCAAGACAGTGAATTCTATAACTTCTGTAGAACTTGTAGGTACATATTTCATTGATACATTCACAAGAGAAATAACATACACTGGTCAGAACCAAACACAAATAAAGCTTACAATAAACGATATATTTGAGAAGTTTCCTTATTACGAAATAGCTCAAGACTTAACAGCTGTACAAGACATTCTTGTATGGGACAATTTAACATCTATAGATACGGTTAACTATCAACAAATAGCTAATCAAATAACATTAAACTGGGAAACATATAAGATTCCTGCTAATGAAGATTATGCTAACGGTTTCAATGCTACAAATCTCAGAGGCTATCTTAGAGATGAGGTGTATGCATTTGAGATTGTGTTTCTTCTAAGAAATGGTAAACAAACAGATGGATTTCATATTCCAGGAAGAGTTAAAAGTCCTATTGAACTATCCACTCCAGATGTACCAAGTACAAACAATGATTTTATTGGTGTTCCTGATTATACAATTGGCACTACAGGGTATAGTGCATATTGGAAGATATATAACACAGCTACAGTGACAGGACCTGCTACAGGAGATCCTATAGGCAATGCTACACCATATCAATATGGTGAATTTGCTTATTGGGAATCTAAAGAAGTCTATCCATGTAATGAACTTGTTTGGGGATCTCTTGCAAATACACCAATCAGACATCATAAGTTTCCAGACATTCTTGTAAGTCCTGCATTTGAAAGTGCTGAACCAGAAATTGAATTAGATGGTAAGTACACTAAACTAAAAATACAAGATGATGCTGTCTATCCAATTGGTGTAAAACTTGACATTACTCAAATTCAAAATTTAATAAGACTATCATCTCTTTCACAAGAAGAGAAAGATGCCATCACTGGATTTAAAATTGTACGTGGAAACAGATCTACAAACAGCTCAATTGTTGCTAAAGGTATTCTTAGAAACGTAGGTGAATATGAAAGAGATAAGACAATATATTATTTTCCCAACTATCCATATAACGATCTTAGACAAGATCCATTCTTACTACAACAAAGTAATGCATTTAATAGTCAATGTGATTCATACACTGTTGCTTCTGCTGGTGTAGATGTTATAAACTATACAGATTGTATTACTGGTGATCCTGCTACAATAGACATTAATGCAACTGAGACATTAACACTGTGTTCAATCACTGCACCTACAGGACGATCTACAACACCTGTAGTAACAAAAATAACTATTGATACATATAGAATCACTATTACAAAACGTAATGGAGGAAGAACAGTTTTTAAAATTACTACAGTTAATGGTGAAGTTAACTATTTTGGAGTTAGTGACTTTGATGATATTGGTATTGATAATTATTCTCCAGCAATAGTAAATTCTACAACATATCCTGAATAC